AAAATCTCGAATAGACCACCGATTCTTATTAAGATCTAGCCTCGCAACTTTCGTAGGAAACTCATCATTTGTATTAGGCCAGAAGATAAAAATCTCTCGCAAACCTCGTAGATGAATCCCAAATACGCGCTGAAAGAATCCAGGAGAAACCTCTGAACCTACTCCGAATAGTTTATCAAAGAGTTCTCCTGAGATACTATCAGCATCGAAGCCTCCGAAATATTCATAGATGTCAGATTCGTCCATACAGATGTGACGAGTTCCTATAGGAATTACAGCATCATGAGAAACTATACCTTTCTCTGTTACCATAGTATTCCAGTCAACAAGGTCTGTATCGTCGCCTGTCCACTCCCCTCGACGAATCGAATTCGCACGGTAAGCAATCAAAAAAGGTCCGAGGATTATTAAACGCTTTATATCATCCTCTTCATCAAAGAAATCTGAAAACCCCGCAATGCCCGCATTCCAAATCTCAAAGCCTCCTACGTCCGAGTTTCGTACACGTTGAGGTTTATTCGTAGCACTCTCTACAACAAAACCCAAGAACAAGGTGTTGTTAAAAATAGCAAGGGTTCTGCAAGTATCTACATTGACTGTAGATAGCCCTCCGAGGGCTGTAACAGTTCCTCCTGCGGCAGGGTCGTACTTTTGAACTACGTCAACGCCATTAGTAAAGATTACCCAATCGTTAGAAGGGTCAGTAACAATACTAATTTGTCGGTCATCAATTCCGACATATACAGCAGCTTTTAAGACCACTGCACCGCTATCTGCTTGTCTCCCGGCGGGGATGCCATCGTCTATAGTAATGTCATTGAGCCCGCCATCGATAGAAGCAATCGTAGTCCTGTGCTGAGAACCATCATCTAAGGCGATACCAATCCGATCTGTCGCAGAGAAACCTGTAACATCTACAACAGAGATAACCGTTTCCGCTGCGGGTTCAATAGCATCTGTGGTGGTGTCGGTTCCATTAGAAATGTACTGCCAAGCAGAAGCTATCCGCCTATAAAAGGTAGCATTTGTTATTAGAAGATATTCTACAGTCTGGCTAGCAAGTACAAACCGGTAGACTCGTCTAGGCGCTCCAACCACCACGCCTTGAAATTTATCATACCCGGTGTCTGAACGAATCTGCCCCTGACGGAAGAATACGTTTAGAAGATCACTTGCCTTGGAATCATCTAAATCATCTGGATCATCTGAAACGTCCAAACCAGCGTCTAAACGGTTAACAAACCGAGAAGTAACGCCATCAGGAAGTTGGATATCTTGTCCAGGCATTAGAAGTCCTTACGTTGTGGTTCCATCAGGAAGTGTCCAATTCGTACCGTCGTCGATATTTAACTGGCCATCATCGGAATTAAAGATAATCTTTCCCATAATTCCTGCTGCGGGACGAGAAGCATTCGTGTAGATTTTAGGAAGAAGTTCCTGCTCTCGTAAAACTACAAGTTGCCTGAGCAAAGATTGCAACTGTACTCTTTGTTCAGGCGAGAAGCTAGTTAAGTTAATATCAAAGACAGGAAATCTTTTTGCAGACATATTACTATGCCTTTTTAACTCGCGCGTGGTGACCGGCGAACGCTAGCAACTGCACCCTCAGCAGGTCCCCGCCATGTCACTCGAGCAGTTGCGGGAACAATCGTTAATCGGTTCATGAGTGCGCGTGCGCGTACAAAAGGGTTCGCGCCGTTATCGATTGTGAAATCTACAGCCTCATCTACTATTGGATCCTCAACCGGCTCGAAAGTAATGTCAGTCTCCTGCACATGAAAATGCAAAAGAGCCCCAGCAGAAAAGTAAGCACGACAGTATAACATTATGCGTTTATATACCTGTGGTCTACGTCAAAAGTTGTGTTCCCGCCACCACCAATATTTGAAATTGCGAGGCGGGGGTTGTCGGCTGAAGCGCCATCTACCGAATGCCCACTAATCAGCGCTTGTCTTACGCCTGTATGTAGCATTGGGAAGAACGAATAAGCATTCAGGGTAACATCAACCTTCGTATTAGTGTTTGAAGCCCCAGCTGTACTAGCGGTGGCAGTTGTGATCTTTGCTCTCTCTACGGCAGCAGCAGCTATTTCAGCAGTATCAACGGTGGCTAGGACTGCTAATGCGCCGAGCCCGAGAGTAGTACGTTGCGCAGCTGCATCAGCATCATCAACGAGCGCACGACCAGCAACAGTGAATGCAGTAAGCGCTGCAGTACCCGAACCTGTGAAATAAGCAAGTTTATCTGCTGCACTTACGAGCGCTGCTATTGCAGTCAACTCAGCATCTAATGGCTGAACACCGAAAACAGCGCCCGCAGCGGAAAGTTGTAGAACATTCCCATCCTCATCTTTCCAAAACAATTCAGCTTTTGTGGATACGTCTTTAGTATAGAGCATCCCCTCATCGGCAACATCTGCAGGATCTGCTCCGAGAGGATCTACAAAAGTAATCTGCGTATGCTTTCCTGCATCCGTAGTATCATCCCAATCGTGATCTACCTCAGCCCGCTCACGAGTATCTCGTTTGAGATTTCGTATCCGCAAAGCACCTTCGGATGCTTGATCGTTATCGGCAGGGATATTCTCGTAAGCCGAATCCCAAACTTGTGTATGTGCCATTTAGTGAACTCCTCGCACAAAGGGATCTAACCAATAGTCTCCTATTGATACTCCTGCTTCAAATACGGGTACTATATCTCTACCAGGTTTTATCTTCTCTTCCTCTTTTGCTCGAGCAAGAAGAGCACCAAAGACTTGATACTTCTTTACAGCCTTATCTAGCATTCCAAGAGAATCCATTAGATCTGCTGTTGCAAGGACTATTAGCAAATCATCCTTTTCTTCTAACTCCGTAGTCTGGGCAAGCGTAGTTAGTGGTATGGGCCAAGAGCCGCGCTTGATATTGATCTTGTATTCTATATCTGGAACTGGCCAAAAAGCCCAGAATTTTCCCCAATTAGTGAAGAAGTTTGGAGAACTCTTTGTTAGCGTCGCAGTAGAATCATGAATTCTTGGAAAGCGTTTGTCGAATTCTGTAGGAGTTAGCCAATGCAACCTAGTTGTACTATCGCCATCTTTGAGAACCATACTCAACTGGTAACGGAAATTCGCAGGATAAGCTAAGCTAGTAGCGTCTGCGGGGAGAGTTAATTCTGCATCAGGAGTTTCAAGTTCTTCCCAGAGGCTCTCTCGAGTGATTTTCACCTGAGCGATATTTAGCCAACGTTCAATACGAGAGCCAGCGACAACGGTTAAATCATCACGAGTTGCGAGCGCCGCATGGACTTCGTCTTGAAGGATTTGATTCGTAAAGGACATTAGAGGTTTATCCTTTTGACCAAAGGTTGGTCAATAGAAGGGGGCATCCGTGCCCCTTGGAGGTAAATCCTTTAGAAACTTCCTTAGAATGGAAAGTCACAGATGATTTCCTTATCCGAAGCGTCTCCGGTCCAGGCACAGATATGAGCATTCGCTGCAGTAGCGACGTTGATATCCAAAGTACCATCACCACTACCTGTTGGAGTATACGGAGAATCGTCCGTAGCTACAGTAAGCGCGATGCTCAAGGTAGCGAAGCCCTTAATCTGAATCCAACCGTATTCAGCTTCTGACATAATAGCCTGAAGCACTCCGGCACCGATCGAAGAAGATGCAGTAAGATCGGAAGTCACCTGATGAAGTTTGTAACCGTCGATCGCATCATAGTATGCTACTTCTCCAGCCACACCATCCACCGCAGCGGCTTCTTCGTTATACTGAACCCACTTGTAGACCTTATTTCCCTCGAAACGAATAGTACCGAGGCCCTCAACATCCGTTGTCTTTACATCCGTGAGTTTCGTTACGAAGATCTTTTTCATACCACTTGGCATTTTCGCATTCCTCTATGAAGTTACCAAATAAAGTAGGGAGGGCATCCAATCCCTCCCCACGACACCGGCCGGGGCTTACGCCGTATCCAGACCGAAAAGCACGCCCTGAGTGAGGCGTCGACTTGTAGTGAAAGCACAGGCAGTAATGATCTGTGCAGCGCGGTCCTTGACTTGCTCAGGAATGTGCTTCCATTCCGTCATGTCGAAGAACGCAATCGGATCGTACCTGAACGTCAGATGACGAGTGTTCAGGAAGTACATCCGAGTGTTCGCACACTGCGGCGACCAAATCATTGGAACGCCCTTGAAGCTCTGGTTGTCGAATCCAGCATCAGCCAGCTTATTGTTCTGAGTCCTATAGTGCGAATCGAGAACGAAATCCTCGTACCGCTCATAGGGAGTTTGCCCAGAGACAATAATATCCGGCTTGGAATTGCCCAGATTCTGTGACGTGTCATGGAACATCGTACGCATTGCAGACACGCCTAACGTGGCAAAGCTATTGCTAGCTTCGTCGGAGAACTGGTTTCTCCAGAAGGTATTGTCATTCTGCGTGATGCCACCGACAGTTACAGCGGCTGTTGGATCGTCGGCCACCAGATGCTGAAGGCCAGAGATCTTATTGGTAGCTGAGTTGTCACCTTCAAAGAGACGCTGCTCGAGGTCGTCTGCAAGAGCACTTTGCAGATTCGCCAGTTTAGCGTTCATGAAGTTGACGATTAGAGCCTTTCCTCGATTCTGCTGATCATCGACGAAGAATCGCACGATGGAACCGACTTGATATCTCCACGACCACTTAGAGGTAGTGATGAACTCGAAGTCGTTCAGCGAAACCGTACCGCCTTTCGTGAGCCAGAAGATCTGGTCACTCTTGGCGTGCTGGATCGGCTCAGCGATATCTCGACCACCTGAGGTGGTTTGCAACCGCCCCTTGTCCCGCATGAAGAACCAGAACGGAACCGAGTCGAAGATATTGTCCTGAATCACCTGCAACCGATGCCGCCAGGTACTGGAGTATAGGTTGTCGAGTGTTTCAGTTAAATTAGCAGGTACTGCTGCCATTGGATTTCACCTTTAGAAGTGATTGATAGATTCCATCTATCTATATAGTGTCTATCCCTAGAGCCTTTTGCATTTCCTCTCGCCCGCCCAGGGCATCCTCAACTTCGTCCCACGCTGCGTCGGCGGCCTCATCAGGTTCCATATCAGTACGTTCTTCGACTTCACCACCCCCCGAGGGGCGCATTCCGCCAAAGTTGCTTCCTTGCTCAGCAGCACTTCGTTCTGCCTCTTCCTTTTGCTTCGTAGCTATTTCCTCATCTACCTTCTTGGACTTGTCTGGATCTCGGGTTCGTGCAAGAAGATAAGCATCCTCTACTGAAAGATTTGGATTGCCCCGGAGTTCTTTGGCAACCTCTTGCTTCCAGTGGTCAAAATCAGGGCGATTTCCTCGAATAGAAGAGACTTCATCCCTCACGGCTTTGGTCTCGAATTCGGAGGAAACGCTTTCTAGTCGGTCGGAAACAGTCTTGAGTTTCGTATCAAGCATGGTTCCCAATTCAGGAAGAATTACATCGTGTAAGAATTCCTTCCTCGAAAGAGCTTCTACATCCTGGTCATTACCGGAGGCAGGAGTCTTCCGTTGTGTGCCTTGCTCATCAGAGAGTTTCTGGAAAGAGCCTTGCATAGATTCGATGGCATCTTTCTGAGACTTCACTACACCAGCAAGAGCCTGCATTCCTTTTAGGAGCTTCGCATTCTCCTCTGTTTGAGTTTTCACGGCAGATTGGAGATCTACCATATCCTTACCGGACTTTTCTGCAGCTTCTTCAGCCGCCTTCTTGAGTTCATCTTCTGTCTTAGGTTTATTCATTTCACACCTCATGTGTGCTAGAAGAGATTAGAGATTAAACTTCTTCGTCTTCAACTTCAGGAACTTCTTCGTCTTCAACTTCAGGAACTTCTTCTTCAGAAGGACTTCTCGCCTCTGCCACTTCTCGGGCTTCTTCAATAAGTCTTGCTTGCTCCGCCGCTTCCTCTGTACGCTTCCTTCGCATTTCTACTCCAGCCAACGCGCACAAGCGCACGAGTTCCTTTCTTGCTTGCATTGCTGCTCGAGCTACCTTTCCCGGAGTGATTCCATCGATAGAAGAGAACTTCACCGTACTGGAACCATTCGGAAGGAATTCAACAGTTAATCTCGGATTTGGCATCACTTTCTCCTGTAGTCTATTTAGACTTCCGTTACATGAGGACCGCGTTCCCCATCTATACTATAGTAACATGTGAGATCATTCTTTGCACAGATCTTGCGGAGTTGCTTCTTGCTTGTCACATACTGTGGGTCGTTGTCAATATGCTCGAACCATTGTGATTTGAAGATGGACAACCCTGGAGGCCGAATGAGCACTCGCATGGGAGCGGAGCAATCTTTGCAGGGAATGTTCTCGAGATCAGCAATTTTCAAGAACACATCGATATGCTCTTCCTTGCACTCGTCACATCGGAGATCATAAAAAGGCATCAGGAGGTTCCTATTATTGTTCCGCCACCGGCGCACTTTGCGGCCCAGCGAGAAGCCCCGCCACCTGAGGAGCTTGCCCAAGGAGACTTCCCAATTGACCTACATCCAATGGTCTCTGCTGTGTTCCTTGTCCTTGCAAATCTCCTCGAAGCATGGACG